CTACACGACGGTCTGAAGACCAAGAGCCCCGCGCAGAACAGCGGCGGCCGCAAGGCGCAGAGCGAAGCCGGTTCGATGAACGCGGAATCGACGCGCAGCGGGGTCGCAAAGTCGCACTCGCTCGGCGGTCGCACGGCCTAGCCCGTGTCGCGCTTCGTCGGCATCGGATTCTACGACCTCTCAAGCCTCTTCACCTCGTACATTGCCAAGCAAAAACGGGGCCTCGTCGAAAGCGTCGCCCCGTACCATCACAACGTGAGGGTCTTGGAGTTGATGAACGACCGGGAGGAAACCGGGGTCTTCAAGGAGTGGCGTTCGGCGCAGAGCCTTCTCCACAAGGTGAACACGCGCCTCGGCGAACTGCCGAAGCCCGGCGAAGTGCAGAACGCCTACATCCTCGCCTACGAGCCCGGCGCCTACTGCAACTGGTACAAGGAAGACGTGATCGACCCCGAGAGCTTCATGCGGGCGCGCGTGCTGCTCAATCCGGCACCTCGCTTTCGCTGGTACTCGGGCGACGAAGTGTTCGCGCCGGTCCCGTGGATGGCGACGGTCGCCGACCATCGCGGCTTTGAATCCGCTTCGAACTTCGACGCGCCGAACACGGCGCACGAACTGGTGCTGGAGCTTGCGCTCGATGTTGCAGGTTGAGGAAACCCGCCTTTCGACATTGATCGAGGATGGCCTTGAGGCGCTGATGCACGCCCACTGGAAGGAATGCTCGATCGACCAGGCCGAAGTGCCGCTCGATGTCGATTGGACGCTGGCCTACACGCTGGAGCGCGGCGGCATCCTCCACGCCTTCGGGCTGTACAGCGGGAGCGAGCTTGCCGGCTACGCGATCTTCGAAGTCTCGACGCACCTCCATTTCAGGCAGACGCGGTTCGCGTTCAATTCGAGCATTTACGTCGCGCCCGAGCATCGGCGCGGCAACGCGGCGGCGAAGCTGTTGTGCGAGAGCGACAGGCTTCTGGCCGGGATGGGCGCGAAGAAGATCGTCTATCTCGTGCCGAACGCATCGGCGCTCAACAAATTGCTCCCGGCGGCGGGCTACGCCCCGAGCGAGACCTATTTCACGAAACTGGCGGGTTAGGACTATGGGCGGGGGAGACAGCGCACCACAGGCATACACGCCGGCCAATCAGGCGGGCGCGGATCGTTCGTATTACCGGACGCTCAACGGCCTGACGCAGCAGGACCAGGCGACGGCGGCGTTCAGCAATGCCGGGTACAACGCGGCCTATTCGGGCGTCGTCAACAACCCCTACGATGCTTCGATGCTGGCCGGGATCAACACCGCGGCGGGCACGACTGCCGGTGTCGCCGGGGCCGACCTCGCATCGGGCGCCGCGGCGACCGGCGCGGCGGGGCAGGGGTACGCCGACGCGAACACGGCGCGCGGCCTCGCGGCTCCGATGACCGCCGACGCGGACACGCTACGGGCCTACGCGCCGTTCCTCGCTCAACTCGGCTTCGACCCGCAGATGGCGAACTTCAATTACGGGATGAAGCAGACGCAGGACCAGCAGAATGTGGTCAACGCCGAGCAGGGTATCGCGGGCTCCCCGTTCGCGGCCGGCGCGACCGGCGACGCGATGGCGGCGTACAAGCGCAACTACGATGCCTCGCGCTCGACGCAGGCGATGCAGGCGCTCGCCGCGCTCAGTTCGCTCTACTCGGGCGCGAGCGGGCTCGACGCCAACGCGATCGCTGCGCTTTCCAGCGCTGGCGACATGGACACCAACGCGGCGGGTCTCGCTACCACGGGCTCGGGCTTGTCGCACTCGGGGGCCGAAGCGCAGATTCTTGCCGCGCAGCTTCCCTACACCGCGAGCAACCAGATTCAGACCGACCGCTTGGCGGCGCTCGACGAAATGGTGAACGGGCAAGCGACGACCGGCGCCAACTTGCGCGGCGACGTGCAGGGCTATGGCGGCTACCTCAACATCGGGCAGAACGCGACGGCGCTCGACCAGAACGCCGCCAAGATCAACGCGCAGAACAGCTTCCTCGGACAGCTCGGCCAGCTCGCCGGGATCGCGGTCCAGGTAGGCGCGCATTTCATCCCCGGTTACGGCTAAGGGAGCGGGTAAGATGCCAGGGTTTGTCGGCGGTCTCGCCGAAGGTCTTCAGGGTCTCCCGGCTGAAGTTGGCGGGATTCTCGATGCTATCCGCCAGCGCAAGGCCGCGGCGGCTATCTCGGCGTGGGCGTCCGCGCAGGGACAACCTCAGGGCCAGCAGCCGCCGCAGGGCCAGCAGCCGCCGCAGGGCCAGCAGCCGAATCCGATGGCCGCGCTCGCGGCGCTCGGCGGGCGCGGCGCGCAGCCCGCACCTGCGCCGTCACCAGCGCCCGCTCCGTTCGTCCCCGGCAAGCCGACAGCAGCCGGGCAACCGGACCCGCTGGCGCCGTTGCCCGCCGCTCCGCAGGCTCAGCCGAAGCCCAGTCCCGACCCGAGCCTCTCGGCCACCGCGCAGCCCGACCAGCAGTTCTCCGACCCGATGCAGGAAGCGCAGCAGACGCTTGGCGCGCTCATCCGCTCGGTGAAAGCGGCCAACCCGAACATCGACCCGCGCACGCTGATGGACGCGGTTCACACGCAGCTCGACGAAATGAAGGGCATCCTGCCGACGACCAAGGCGGTGATGCAGGGGCAGGTGCAGCTCCTGAAGTCGCAGATGGACATGAAGTTCAAGTACGACAAGCTCAACTCGGAGAATGAGCGCTTCGCCGAGAAGATGGCGGACCTCGTGAAGCGTCACGCTTCGCTCAACGACCTCGACGCCGCGCGCGAAGAGCACATGAGCAACATGGACCGTATCAATCAGGAGCGCACCGACGACTACGGCCGCAGCGTCGACTACGGCCACGAAGACCGGCAGAGCGCCGAGAGTGGGCGCAACACCCGCGCGAGCGAGATCAACCAGACGCGGCGCGACATCGCGGGCGAGAACAACCAGACCCGGCGCGACATTTCGGACCAGCGCTCCGACGAGAGCTACTATCGTTCGGAACAGTCGTTCCGCGGCTCGCAGGTGCGCTCGGGCGTCACTCCCGACGAGGCTCCGCAGCGCCGCGCGGGCCCCTCGCAGGGCGGCGCCATTCCGGCCAACGTCCAGCAGTTCGCCAAGCAGCACGGCCTCACCGTCATCCGCCGCCGCAAGGACGGGAAGTACGACGCGAGGGCCAAGGATGGCACGGTAGGCGTCATTGGCTGATGATCTTACCTTTACCCCGACCGGCAAGCCGCCTGACAGGGGCCTGAAGTTCACGCGGTTCGCGTCGGACGGAAGCGCGGCCGTGCGCTCGATCTTCCCCGGTGCCGTCGTCACCAGCGGCCACCGCACGAACAACATCGGCTCTCCGACCGACGACCACCACTTCTCGAACGGTGCTGTCGATGTCGCCCCGATCAAGGGCATGACCTTCGACCAGTTCACCGCCCGGCTCAAATCGGCCGGCTATCCGATCATTCAGGCCATCGACGAAGTGAAGCACCCGTCGAAGGGCGCCACCGGCCCCCACTGGCACGTTGCGCTCGGCGAGCACGAGAGCGGATTGGCGTTCACGCCGCACCAGAAGCCCGCAGGAGCCCGCCAGAGCGCGTTGACGTTCACCCCGGCCCCGAGTGGCCGGAAAGCTCCTGAAGGCGCTCAGCGGGCCGGAAATCCGCCTTCACGGCCCGATAAGGAGCTGAGCCTCGGCCAATCGCTGGTGCGGGGGGCCAAGAATATCCCGCGCAGCGCCGTCGATACGGTCAAGGGCATCGGCCACGCGATCGCTCACCCTGTCGAGACCGCCGACAGCATCGGCGGCTTTGTCTCCGGGGCCATCGGCTCGGGGCTGGAAGCGGCGGGCGTGGAGAAGCTCGGGATCAAGCCGAGCGCGAGCGACCGCGAGGACATGGCCCGTTTCCACCAGACCGCGGACCCGTGGCTCAAGCACCCCTACAGGCAGTTGAAGAAGAGCTTCGCCGAGGATCCAGTCGGGACGGCGCTCACCTTCACCCCGATTGGCGGCGGCGCCCGTATTGTCGGGAAGCTCGGAGTTCGCGGCGTCGATGCCGCCCACCTCGCTTCACTGACGCCCGAGGCTCGAGCAGCGCTGAAGGCGAAGCGCGTCGAGGATGCGGCGGTCGCCAAGCGCTACAAGGATGTCGCGCGCCCGATCATGGCTCAGCACCGGCTCGATGCCGAGCGCGCCGCTGCCGAGCTTCGCAAGCACCAGAAGACCGTCGGCAACCTGCCTGCGGCGGAACAGCGCAAGCTCGCCATCGCCGCCGATACCGGGGATCGCGAAGGCATCGCGCCCGAGCACCACGCCGCGCTCGACACGGTGCGCAAGGTGGCGAAGGACTACGACAAGCGCATCCACGACATCTATTCCAAGGGCGGCCACTCGCTGCCCGAGTTCATGGACGACTATTACACGCACTTGTGGAAGGAAGACCCCACCGCGGTGAAGGCGGCGATGGGGCGGCAGGGCTCGTCGCGCAGCCTCAAGGCGCGGACCATCCCGACCCTGGCCGACGGCATCCGCGCCGGGCTCACCCCCAAGTACGAGAACATGCTCGACACCATGACGCACTACGCGCACACGATGAGCAAGCACCTGGTCAACCACGACCTGATGAACGCGATGCGCAAAGACCCGGTGCTCGGCGCCAAGTTCGTCCCCAAGCACCATATCCCCGAGGGCATGAGCCGCGTCGAGGGAATCGGCACCGAGCGCGAGGGGCGTGGCATCTCCAAGCAGGTTGACGGACAGGACATTCACACGGGCAACGCGCCGCCGATGGTGCTCGCCGCCAAGACCAAGGCGGCTGACTTGTATAACAAGCGCATCGGCAAGAGCGTGATGGACAACCCGGTGGGCCGCGCGGTCAAGCGGGCGTCGGGCTCGCTGGTGGCGGTCAAGCTGTTCTCGCTCTACCACCCGACGCTGATCGCCGGAAAGTCGATCGGGTCCGACATCGGCAACGGGCTGCGCCACCTGACGCGCGGCGCTCCGATCGACGCATTGAAGGCGCTGGCACACATGCCGTTCGCGCCAGTGGCGACCGCCATGCAGGGCGCGAAGATGGGCGGCCGGCTGCTTTCCGGCGACCACGCCATGAACGAAATCGACCGCCTCTACGTGAAGGCTGGCGGAAGCACTGGCGGCGGGCTCGCGCCGTTCCACACAATCGACCAGCCAAGCATGGCCGAATCGGCGGCGCGCGGCACCTTCAGGAGCGACCTCAAGCGTTCGTTCGAGAAGGGCTTCAAGGGCACCGCCAAGGGCGTCGCGCGCACGGCCCTGAGGGCGCTCGGAGCCGTCAACGACCTGGTGTTCCAATACTATGTCCCGGCGATCAAGCGCGGAGCGTTCGAGCGCGAGCTTCAGACCTCGCTCAAGGCGCACCCGGAATGGGGCGATGCCGAGAAGCTCGCCGAGGCGAAGAACGTCCTGTCGAGCATCGACGGGCGCATGGGGCTGGTGACGAAGGACAATCTCTTCTGGTCGAACACCGCGCACGACATCGGCCGCGTCATCTTCCTGTCGCCGTCATGGCAGCTCGGCAACGCGCGCATCATCAACGATGCGATGAAGGGCGTCCCCAAAGAGCAGAAGGGTTTCTTCGCCGGAAAGGGCATCACCAACGGGCGGGCGCAGGCCGCTGGCCTGTTGGGCTCCTACATGCTCGGCAACGCCGTGCTTCAGTACCTCTACACCGGCCAGCGCCCGCAGGGCGTGCAGGACTTGATGGCGGCGAGGACGGGCGGGAAGAACAAGGACGGCACCGATGAGCGAGTCACTACGCCCTCGGTCATCCCCGAGCTCTACCGCTGGTTCTCGGCGCCCGAGGAGGAAGCCGGCAACGTGCTCAATCCGGGGCTGAAGACGCAGGGCGACCTCGTGCAGAACCGCGACTTTCGCGACCAGCCTATCTATCGCCCTGACTACGCTTCGCCGTGGCCGCATAGCCGCCCGCGCGACATCGCCGAGTATGAGTTGCAGGGCGCGACGCCGATCCCGTTCAGCGGCAACGACAACGACCAGAGCAACGTCGGCGCGCTGGCGCGCATCGTCGGCCTTCGCCCCGCCGGCAAGTCGATCGCCAACCCCGAGGGCTACGAGGCGATGCGGCGCAGCATCGCCGACCGTGAATCGCGGCCAGTGGTCAAGCGCGAGCGGGTCGAGGACGCCAAGCGGAAGAAAAAGAAATGAGGCTCCTTCTCATCGACAACGCGGGCCTGATGGCCGACTTCGCGCTCCGCTGTCAGGACGCGGGCCATGAAGTGCGCTGGTACATCCGCCAGTCGCGCATGACTGACGGCATCGGCAAGGGCCTGCTCGTCGGCAAATCGAAGCTGGTCGACGATTATCAGCCGTGGGCGCGGTGGGCCGACCTCATCGTTCTGGCCGACAACGTGCGCTACCTCCACGACATGGAGCGCTGGCGCGAGGAGGGAATCCTTGTCGCCGGGGCCAGCGTCGAATCCGCGGCATGGGAGATTGACCGCACCAAGGGCCAGCAGGTGCTCAAGAGCGTCGGCATCAAGGTTCCCGACTACAAGACCTTCGACGACTACGACCGCGCCATCGCCTATGTGAAGCGCGAGGGCAGGGCGTTCGTCTCCAAGCCGTGCGGCGACGAAGAGGACAAGTCGCTGTCCTACGTCGCTAAGTCACCCGCCGACATGGTGTACATGCTGGAGCGGTGGAAGAAGAACCACCGCCACAAGGACGCCTTCATTCTTCAGGAGTGCGTGAAGGGCGTCGAGATGGCCGTGGGCGGCTGGTTCGGACCCAACGGCTTCATCCCCGGCTGGCACGAGAATTGGGAGTTCAAGAAGCTGATGGCCGGCGACACCGGCCCGGCGACCGGCGAGATGGGAACGATCGTCCGCGTCGTCACTCAGTCGAAGCTCGCGGACCTGGTGCTGAAACCAGTGGCGAAGAAGCTCGCCGCCTTGGAGTACGTCGGCTACGTCGACGTCAACTGCATCGTCGATGACAAGGGCACTCCGTGGCCGCTGGAGTTCACCATGCGCCCCGGCTGGCCGACGTTCAATATCCAGATGGCGATGTTGAAGGACGGCGAGGATCCGGCTAACTGGCTCTACGACCTCGCAGCGGGCAACGCCACCGACCCCTTCCGCAAGGATGAGGTGGCCTGCGGGGTCGTCATGGCGATCCCCGATTTCCCGTTCTCACGCTTCACGCGCAAGGACGTGCATGGAATCCCGATCTACAATCTCGACAACAAGAACCGCTACCGCCGCAACCTCCACCCCTGCGAGGTGATGCGGGGCGAAGCACCAACGGACGTGAACGGAAAGGTGGTCACGCTGCCATGTATGACGACGGCCGGCGATTATCTGCTCGTGGGAAGCGGGCTCGGGGAGAGCGTAAGGTCCGCTCGGATAAAGGCATATCGCGCGCTGGAGAGCCTCGAGGTTCCGAACAGCCCCTTCTGGCGACCGGACATCGGCCAGCGGCTCAAGAAGCAGCTCCCGACGATTCAATCCCTGGGCTTCGCGAAGGGCTTGCTCTTCTAGGCGGCACCGACGACTTCGAGGCGCTCCTTAAGTCGAGCCTCGCATTCGCGAAGCTCGTCATGGACATGGAGCTGCCCGAAGATGCCGCCAGCGCGATCAAGCTGATGTCGCTCAAAAAGGAAGTGATGGCCTCGGTGCTGTCGGCCGGCGTGCGCGTCAACGACACGGCGCTGCGAAAGAAAGGTGAGGATAAAGTCGCCAAGCTCCTTGCCAAAGTGAAGGGCAAGGTCGAAGAGGTCCCCGAGCCGCCCGTCTCCGACGACCCCGTGTATAACGAGTTGTTCGGCTAGGCCGTTTTTCGGCGCGGGGACTTTGCTCGGCACGCGGTATGCGCGCGGCAATATCGTCCGAAACACCCCGAAAATCCACTCGGAAAGTGCCTCAGGGGCACGGTCAATCTTTCAATTTCAGAGGGAACACTGTGTGAGGCGCTGTGTTGACATCGCAGGGGTCGCAAGTTCAATCCTTGCCACGCCCACCACTTACAAATCAATGAGTTAGGCCGCTTTCTTGCCCTTGGAATTAGGCCGTTGCGCGGTATCCGCGCGGTAAAAGGCGCCGGGCACCTTCTCCTCTATCTCGCTGATTATTTGCTCGATACTTGCGCGAGCGTTGGCGAGATAATCTGGTCTTAAAGGGGCGTAGAGCTCGGAGACCGAATCAAAGCGCTGGTGGCCGAGGAAGGCTTCAATCTCTCCCCAATCGGTCGAGCGCATTCGGCTCCTCAACAGGTCGGCCATCGAACGCCGGATCAGCTTGGCGCCCGATTCGCGGTCGCCGGGCAGGCCGATATTCTCAGCCATCGTATCCCACGCCTTGCGGATCGAGTTGACGGTGACGATCGGCCCGCGCGGAAGCGAGTTCAGCCACTCGACGCCTTGCCGCGCGACCGGCACAGTCGGCCGGTACTTCTTCGTCTGGCGGCGGTTCTTCGGGTTGAGGTTGAAGATGCGCGCACCGGGATTCCACTGGCCCTTCGCGGGGTCGGTGCTGGCCTCGAGCACGGCGTCGGGGCGGCCGAGCGTCAGCACAGACAGCCTGAGGAAATGGAGGAGGTTCTTTTTCTTCTCGCTCTCCATCGCATATTCGAACATCGCCGCCAGCGTGTCGACGTTCGCGCGGTAGAGCGGGGTGCGGTTGACCTCCTTGGCCTGTATCGGCCGGAACCGCGCGCCGTGGTCGTCGGCGTAGTTGATCGCCGCGGCGAGCTGGAGCACGCTGTTCTCGACCGTCGACAGCGCACGCTCGCGCTCGGTGCTGCCGGCGACCACCGGCTTTGCCAGCAGCCAGCGGCGAAAGTTCTCGATCCAGTGCTTGTCGATCTGGCTGGTGCGAAGCTCGGCCCCGCCAATCTCGGCGAGGTAGTCGGTGACGTGCCTGAGGCGGTAGCGGATCACGTCGGCGCCGGGTAGCAGCTCTTTCGAGCGCATGTAGCTGGCGATGGCGTCGGCAACTAGCGGTGAGCGGATCCCTTGGATGGGCTGTCCGCACGTCGGGCAAAAGGTACGACCTTGGGATTCGTCGAACATTCGGTCGACGATTTTGACGGATTCTCCAACATCCGCTGTACCCGTGCTAACGCTTCGCTCCCGCTTTCGCTCGGGATCGTACCAGGTGATGGTGAGCGCCTCACGCCCTGCGCGCGGCGGGTCGAGCCGGTACTTTCCCCGCTGGTAGAGCGGCTTGGGTCGTTTTGCTCTAGGCATCGCTTCCTTAGGTACTCAGCAGCCTTCTGCTGAATGATTTCGTTAATCCCTATCGCCGCCAATAGGGCGAGCGACTCGGAACTGAGAAACATACCTTT